TAGGTTTTGTACTTTTTCCTCCAGTTCAGCATTTCTTAATCTATTGATATATAGTGTGTTAAGTTTTATCCAGTTCCTCCAGTTAGCTGATTACGAATAATGCAATAACATGGGCAATACGTTAAGGAAAAGATTGTAATGCGTAGGGGTTATTCTAGGTCTCTCAGTATCTCAGAATATCGTAAAATCTGTTGATTAGCTATCTATAGGTAGTAGAAATTAGCTTTTATGTATATATATAGGACAAAAAGGTAAAAATTTGGTCACAATAATATAAAAAAGTAGGGGTAGTGGGTCAGAGAAAGTCAGTTTTTGTACAGGCTACCGTGTGTGTATTGTATATATAACCTAAAACCTTAATATATCTGATCACTAAATTAAAACGTGGCATACTTTTGAGACAATTAAAGTTCTATTATAATGTATACAGTTATTTGGCACAAATTCATGCCATCTTTTTATAGAGGTCTAATACACCCTCTCCCCCTAAACTCCCCTTTTTTAATTAGCGCTATTTGCGGTATAGTTTTTTTATAAGGTATATTCTCTGTAGGAGGGAACGGATAGCATAAGGAATTCTCTTTTAGTTTTAACGAGAATGTCTTTACGCCCTTTTCTATTGTAGAGGTAGTGGTACGGCACGTGTATTCCTTTTGATGCCTTGTAGAACTCTTTTATTGTATTCTCTTTAACGTATTCAACCATATCTGTTCTTTTAACTATGGCAAGGATGTTTAAGTTGTGGTAGTAATAAGCAAAGTGAGTTTGCTTCCCATAAAGTGATCCAGGATATTTATGAATGTTTTTAATTTCAAGCCAAATAGAGTCAGAGTGTTTTGTCTTTACATCAAAAGAAAACAGTTTACCACTTATATCAACATAGAAATCTTTCTTATCAATTTTATTTTCGTATTCAGACGTATCAATTACTTGATGACCTCTAGACTCTATAAACTTTTTAAAGATGCTTTCAGCATTGTTTCCGTATCTCTGAGAATATTCTATTCGTTTTTTTGATAATTCCATTATGCAATATAGTTTTTTTAAGTATATTTGTTTATCTCATTAGAGTTTGTTTTTGTTTATTTCAATGGAGAGATCAGGGGGTTTTATAAATCTTATTTAGGTTATAGGCTCCCTTTTCTTTTTTACCTTTGATCTATGTTATTATTTACATTTATATTTCCAAACGCCTTAATGACGGGATTTGAATATTTCGAAGAAACAGAAGATCTTCAATTCAATGAGTTTAATTTATATTTGTTATTCTTTGCTGTATCTTACAGATGGAGGAATAACGGAGAAAAAATTAAAAATCTAGAGGTTTGACAAAAAGAACTAGCTGCTTTGTTAATACTAGGTATTACGATCAGTTCTTAGTGATGTACAAAAGTTATCTGTACTACGGTAATTCCAACAAGTTTAGAGTCTACGATTGGGACGATTTAAGCTCCAGGAAGGTTTCTTTTCTAGAGAGCATAGGAGTAGAGGTTGTTAAAGTAAATAAAGGAGATTGGCATGATGATTTGTATAGAAACAAATATTGCTTCAAATGGAAAGGTCTTATAGAGAGCGATATTGATCAGGAGCTCCTTGTTGACGCTGATACTCTTTTTTTAGATAATCTTGACGATATATTAAATGATTTTGGTGACAATGATTTTATTGTTGTACCAGAATATTATGGTAGCTACAGAGCAGGTAATCTTTTTAATATAGGATTGATGGGATATAAAAAAGAATCGAGACATTATTTAGAAGAAAGTGTTAGAAATTGTAAAAACAAACCACATACCACAGAGATGTTTGAGCTTTGCAATTTAGCAGAAAAAATAAATATTAAAGTTAAGGAACTTCCTTACATGGAATATATGCCACTTTGGGAGAATCATAATTTAAAAAAAACAATCACAGTAGAAAATGGTAAGTTTGTTGTAAATAATGGTGATGGCAGTAGGGTTAGATTTTATCATTTTACAACGCAAATAGATCCTTTCAAGGGATCAGAGATATTAAGATTTTTTGCAGACCATAATACAACTGCAAGAATGTGGGTTAAGAGATTTAATAATCCAGTAGGACTTGTTTATACACATCTTAACTTTGCAGAAGATTTTGAAACAGTAAAAGAAACAATAGAAGAATGGAAATTGAAAAAATAAGATATGCCCAGATTGACCCTAATGGATTATGTAACGCAGGGTGTTGGTTTTGTCCAGTAGCATACGAGGGTAATCCAAAGGAGTCTATAAATCAAATGTCCCCAGAGGACTTTAGAAATATAATTCAGCAAATCCATGAAAACAAAGGTGGGATTGTTTCTCCAGAGTTTAATGGAATATATAGCTCTCATTACAACGAAGCTTTATTGTATAGGTATTTTGAGGAAATGCTAGAGACTCTGAGAGAGTTTAAGCTTGGCATGATGGTTTTGACCAACGGAACGCCTCTCACACCAGATAAAGTAGATATAATAAACAAATACCAGGATGTGGTTTGGGGAGTCTGTGTTAACGCCCCCGTGTGGTCAGATGCTGAATTGTTCGCTAAAAGAACGAACATGAAGCCTAACTTATTTCAAAAGTTAAAAATAAATGTTTCATATGCCTACACAAACCTTAAAAACAAAAACCTACTTTCAGTTCAAATAAATGGACACGATAGAGAGTCTGGTGCGATCAAGGGACCCAAGTTTCCAGATATATCAGATACAGAACTAGACGAACAAGTAGCAGTAGCTAAGTCGATGTTCCCAAATGCAAACGTATTCAAACAACCTCATCTTATAGATCGAGTTGGATTGATTGACGAATATATAAGTTCCTCTGCGTTTGTGCATCCTGACAAGAAAGTAGTTGGGTGTATGGGTAAAAGAGATACCGAGTGGCTTCATATTAACGCAAACTCTGAGCTTTTCTTGTGCTGCAACGATTATCACATGGAGCATAAATTTGCAAATCTTAAGGATTTTTCACTAAAAGAGGTGTGGATGAATCAAAAACACCAAGAAGTTTTACAAAAAGCATGGAATTCTATATGTAAATCTTGCACATCTGCCATTTATGAGTAAAAAATGTTCTATATTTGTAGATATAAATTAAATTTAATTTACAAATGATAGAAAAAAACATTGACTTCAATGAGAATGCTAGACACAGCCTAAAAAAAGGAATAGATACTTTAGCAGATGCTGTAAAACAAACACTAGGAGCAGCAGGTAATACAGTTATTTTAGAGGATGAAATAGGTAGACCCCACGTCACTAAGGATGGTGTTACAGTTGCCAAAAGCATAAACTTGTCAGACCCCGTAGAACACTTAGGAGCTACAGTGGTGAAACAAGCATCTATTAAGACGGCTGATGAAGCAGGAGACGGAACAACAACTTCAATTGTTCTAACTCAAGAATTAGTCAATCGTTCATTTGAATACATAGAGTCAAAGAACGTAAACGTAACAAAACTTAGAAACTCCCTAGAGTCCTTATCAAATGACGTTATTGAAGAGATTAAGAAAAGATCTAGAGAGGTTACAGAAAAAAATTTAAAAAGCGTAGCAACTATTTCAGCAAACAACGACTCTGAGCTTGGAGAGATTATAGCTGATGCGTATCTTAAAGTTGGCGTAGAGGGTGTGGTGACTATAGAAGAATCTATGACAAAAGATACACACACAGAAATATTAGAGGGGACAAGGATTAAAAGAGGATTTCATAGTCCATACATGATTACAGATGTGGAGAAGAAACAAGCTATTCTTGAGGATCCTTTTATTTTAATTTCAGATAAAAAAATAAACACTTGGGAAGATATAGAGCCGTGCTGTCAGTTTGCTATGCAAAACAAAAAACCAATACTTATTGTTTCTGAAATAGAGGATACTGTAATGCAACTTCTTAATGTAAACAAGACAAGAGGAGTCATTAAAGTTAATGTTGTAAACCCAGAGGGTGTCGGGTTAAATAGATTTGAGCTTTTAGAGGACCTAGCTATTATGACTGGTGCTATTGTTGTTTCTGATGAGACTGGTAATGACTTTTCTGCTGTAGATGAAAGCTTCTTAGGAACTGCAAAAAAGACTGTATCAACAGAAAAAGAAACTGTACTCACTTTAAATTCTGAAAAAACAGCTGACGCTGTTAAAGAAAGAGCTGAGATGGTTAGAAATATTTTAAAGAAAAAAGATGATTCTTCAAATGAGTGGCATTATAAGGATCGTCTTTCTAGGCTTTCGGGGGGGATTGCTGCTATACATGTAGGAGCACTAACTGAGGTAGAAATGAAGGAGAAGAAGGATAGAGTTGAGGATGCTATATTTGCGACACGTGCTGCTCTTGAAGAGGGAATTGTTGCAGGAGGAGGAGTAGCATTGTATAATGCAGCTATGGAAATGCATAACAGATACTTTAAAGAAAGTGATGATGAAATGAAGGCTGCTTGTGCTATTTTATCAGCAGCATTAATCTCCCCTATAAAGCACATACTAGAAAACGCTTCAATGAGTTACGATTCATTTGTAGAGAAAATAGATACCGTAAGAAGAAGAAACTATGGGTTTGATGTAAAAAGAAAGAAGTTTGGTAACATGTTTTCTATGGGAATTATAGATCCATTCAAGGTAACCAAGAACGCACTGCAAAACGCAATATCGGTTTCGATAACAATTTTAACTACAAACTGTACTATATCAAATAAAAGAGCATGAAAGCAATAGGATCATTTGTGGTTGTTAGAAAAGAAAACGAAGAGGTTAAGAGTAAGGGAGGTTTTATAATTACAGAATTTTCTGACAAAGCCATACGGTATAAATTAGCTGAGGTTGTTTCGGCTGGTGAAAATGTAAAGGGTCTGTCAGAGGGCGATAAAATTTATTATGACTCTGCTGCTGGCTCTGACATAAGAATTAACGGAGAAAAACTTACGGTTATACCTGATAGACAGATAGTTGTAGTTCTGTGAGATTATTTGAAATAGACGACGAAAACATAGAGCTTCAAACAAAGCACGATTTTAGAGGCTTTGATTTTGTTTGGTACAACGAACCAGTAGATCATTTTGATTTGCACTCTATTAATCACAGGGTGCTGTCGTTTCAGCAGCTTCAGTATTACGCTGAGGTGTTTTTTTTTCTGAACCCCGACATAAAATACAGTATTTTTCAAGGATATTTTCGGTGGATAAGCAATAGAGAAAGCGGAAAAACAATCAGAAGCTATTCTAAGGCACGTGTAGATCAGATGACAAAAGAGGTCTATTTCAATAAAGCGAATCCATACTGTAGAAGAATGAGAAGGGTTGTTTTTAACCCAGAGATAATAATTTCTTTTGAAGAAAAAATGGCTGTTACTGCTCACATGATAAAAAGGGGAGTGAGCTATACTTCAGCAGATTTATTGATTTGTGTAGAGAAACTATCTAGAGCACAGATAGTTGTGACTCAAGAAGCGCTTGCTACTGAATTGATGTGTAGCCGCAGAACGGTGAGTAGGATTATGAACCAAAAAATTAAATCAAGTATTGAAGTGGTAAATAAAAACATAAAAAGAGAAAAGGCGATATCTAACGCTATTGAATGGATAGACCTTTTGTCTGACTCGGGGAATAAAGTTAAAATGCAAGAACTTAAAAGCTTAACAAACATTAGAGATTATTCGATAATCAAAGAAGCTATAAATCGTTACGAGATTGAGTACTAGAGTTCATCTTTTTTATTACATCCTTATATATCTTATCCATGTAAGATCTCCCCTTGAATATTTCGTTCCTATAGGGGTCTTCCGAGATTACCTCTTCTTGCATCAGCTTTTTATATAAGTGATTGCATATTCGCTTAGATTTTATTGTGAGCTCATAAAGAGATGATCTCTGAGTTTCTCTCCTTTCTCTCCATATTTTTATATAACCATCGTCCATCATTTTCTTAAATCTATTTTTATCCCAACTCATTGTTTTGGAAAATTGATTAAAAGATTTTTTTGAAAAAACGCTTTCGTCGTATAGGAACAAAAGCATTTCAATTTCTGGTTCAGATATTTCGTATTTTGTTTTTATGTAGTATTTAACAACCCTCCAATATTTAAGGAAGTTATGTTCTCTTGGTCGGGCTTGATAAGTTGGTGTTTTTTTTTGTTTTTTAGTTACATAAAAACTCTTGTGCATATATTATATTGTGTGTGATGAGCAAATATACAAGTTTATTTTTTTAACTATCTTTGCAGTATATATTTATTTGTATGGCGGCAAGAGTGGACAAATCTAAAATGAAGTGCAACTCTCCTAAAAAGAGTCCGAATCCAAAAAAGAAAAAAGTGGTTAAAGGATGCTCTGGGGGTCAAGAAAAAATAATTCATTACGGTGCTTCTGGATATGGACATAACTATAGCGCTGCTGCACGTAAATCATTTAAAGCACGTCACAAGTGCTCAAGCGCTACAAATAAATTAACTGCTCGTTACTGGGCTTGTAAAGACTTATGGGCTGGAAAAGGAGGGTCCACTAAATCATCTCCTAAATCAAAACAAGGAAAATATTAAAGACATGCCAGATAATATTGATCACAGTACATTTGTATTTAGAAACACAACAGTAGATAAGTTTCTGAAAAATATGGACGCTAAAAATAAACCAGGTAAAAAAAGAGAAAAAAGTTTTGAAGGTCCTATGGGGACTGGATTTGTAACAAAAAAACCAAAAACAACTGCATAGTGAGTTTTTTAAAAAAACATAAAGGTCTTGGTGATACGGTAGAGGCGGTTACCCAAGCTACAGGTATAAAGGCTATAGTTGAAGCTGGTTCAAGAGCACTTAAAAAACCTTGCGGATGTGAGGGTAGAAAAAAAACTTTAAACGACATGTTTCCTTATGGCAAAAAGTAAAACAAAAATGAAAAGAGGCAATAAGATATGTCCTGCTGGTATTGCTTGGGCTAAGCGTACATTTGAACGCTATCCTAGTGCTTATGCTAATATGGCTGCATCTAAGTATTGTAAAGATCCTAACTATGCCAAAGGGTCAAAGAAGAAAAAGTAATGGGTGAATTAAAAAAATGGCGTGAACAGAGGTGGGTTAGAATTGGTTCGGATGGTAGCATCAAGGGTGAGTGCGGCACAAGTAAGAATAAAAAAAATCCAGACAGATGCCTTCCTCTTTCAAAAGCACGTTCTCTTTCCAAAGCCGAAAGAGCCAAGACTGCTAGAAAAAAGAAAAGATTAGGTAAGAAAAAACAGTTTGTCTCAAATACAAAAAAAGCTAAAGTAAGATCATAATGAACACAAAAAAAGTAAAAGCACCAGCAGGATTTCATTGGATGAAATCAGGAAGCAGTTATAAGTTAATGAAGCACACAGGTAAGTTTGTGAAACACAAAGGTGGTTCATTGTATGCAGATTTTAAATTACAAAAAAAACATAAGTAAGATGCCAAAGCCAAAAGGAAAAAAGAAATATTCTGAAGCACAAATGAGGATAGCTAGAATTGCAGATCCAAGAGATAAAATAACAGGTGCTGATTTTAAAGCTTTAAAAAAAATGAAAAAGAGAGGATAATGTCTCTAGGAAAAACAGCACGATACTACAGAGACAACCCTGAAGCAAGGGCTGTTAAATCCGCTTACGATAAAAAGTTTCAAAAAAAACGTGAGCAAGTTAAGAAGCGTGTTGAATGCAATAAGTTTAATAGAAAAAAAGGAACTTATGGTAATGGAGATAACATGGATTGCTCACATAAAAATGGCACGCTAGTACAAGAACACAGAAAGAAAAACAGAGCCAGAGGAGGCTCAAGAAGAGTTTAATTTTAATTTTTATATATGACAACTATTATTTTTATTTTAATCGCAGTTATAGCACTTTTAGTGGTAGTTAACATTTCAGCAATTTGGATGACTAGAAAAGGTCTGACTCGTGATGACAACAACAACATGATTCCTGACCTCCTAGAGGAGAAGATGGCTGAACTAAAGCAAGATGTATCTATTCGTGTAGAACGTGTAGGAGAAGAGCTTAAAGATGTTGGTAAAGCTATCAAGGAAGTTGGCAATCAACTAGGAGATATACCTAAAGCTGCTACAGGAAAGACAAGATCAGGTAGAAAGCCAAAAAAATAACATTATGAAAGAAAAACCAACATGCCAATGCGGAAACACCTCTAATGCTGAGGGTTATTGTGATGGCTCACATAAAAAATAATGGAAGATTTGAAGATATACGGAATTAGTTTAACTGCTTTGGGCAGTAGTTTTTTTGCTGATATTAATCCAATTTTATCAACTTTAGTTTTAACAGCAACCCTTATATACACCATTATTAATATAACAGAAAAAATAAAAAAGAATGGCAAAAGTTGATATCGATGGGGATGGTAAACCAGACTTTCAAATAAATGCTACACAGCTTGTTGCTGTTTTTTCATTATTTGCATCAATCATAGGCTCATATTACACCTTAAACAACAAGATAGAAAAGGCTATGGAGATGCCTAAACAAGAGGTTAGTGAAAAAGATTTGGAAGCTTATAAAAGAGAGGTGGATTTAAAAATAGAAAAACTAGCATTTCAAGCTAAAGAAAACATGAACGACATAAAACATATAGAGGATAACTATAGAAGAAAATAATGCCAAGAATTCAAAAATACGACGCAGATACTCAAATAACTGATAATGATCTTTTGTTATCAACAGACGCTGATAATGCAAATCAAACGAAGAACATATCGATTGGTGATTTAAAACAGTATATTATTCCTACAGGCGGAACCGCTGGACAAGTGTTAAAATCTGATGGTATTGGTGGCGTATACTGGTCAACAATCTGATGAAACTAAATAAATCACAAATAAACTTAAAGGATTTTGCAGCAGATTCTAAAATATCAGATGCAGACAAAATTATAGGTGATGATGGCAATGATCCTAAGCACACAAAAAATTATCCTGTTTCAAAATTAGCTGCTTTTGTAAGGGGAGGCGTTGGGTTGCCAGGTCAAGTATTAACTAGTAATGGTGATGGAACTTGGAGCTTTCAAGGACCAGTCTCTACAACCACTACAACTACTACATTACCAGGTCAAACAACGACAACTACTACTACTGTTGCACCAACAACAACAACAACAACAACTATAGCTGGAACAACTACAACTACCACAGCGGCTCCAACGACCACTACAACTACCACGACTGCTACACCAACAACCACTACAACAACGGCAGCTCCCACTACCACCACAACGACAACAACGGCAGCTCCTACTACCACAACAACTACTACAGCGGCTCCAAGCAATATATGTTTGTCAGCGTCCAATGCTGTTACATTTGCCACTGTTAATGGAGTAAACAGTTACATATTCGGAGGGTCATATGGTAGCTATAAAACAACTACAGGAACATATGTGTTAACAGGTATTCCTTCATCACACCCAATAGCAATATTGAATAATGGCAAAACATCTCAAATATCTTATACTGGTACAACAAGTCAAGGAACAAAAACCGCACAAGATGGAAACTCATATCAATATTTCTATGGAGATGTAACAATAACAGTAAGTTCGGATTATGGAACTGTAAGCTATGAGTGTTGGTATCATGGTTATATGGGAGGTCAAAACAACTTATCTTATGATGCAAGTTGTACGCAGCCAACAACAACCACTACTACTACAACTAGTACGACAACAACAACGACAACGGCAGCACCAACGACAACAACGACTACTACTGCGGCAACGACTACAACAACCACAACAGCTGCTCCTACTACCACAACCACAACAACAATAGGTCCAACAGGATGTGTTATTGAGGGTCAATGTAGCGGAACACCTGAAACTGAAAGTAATTGTCAAATAGAAGGAAATTGTATAAAAACATAAATTATTAAAATATGACAGCAACATTAACACTTGATTTAATAGGAACAGGCGCAGGAGCGTTTAGTATATTTCAAAACTCTGACAACTATGCTTCTGCTGTAGCAACTAATGTATCCTCAAGCTCTTTATTATCTGGATATTCATTAACTCTTGATAATGCTACAACTACTGTAAGAGTTTATTCTACAGGAACTTGTACTAACTATAAAGATATTTCTGTTAATTTAGGAGACACTACACCTACATTTACATATAGAGGTATACAGTCTTTGGATACATCAACTGCGCCTAGAGACACCAATATAGCTACGGATGGTAAAGAAACAGTTGTTGTTAGCTCAGGACCTGGTGCTGGTGGCAAAACCATCATATCATCCAACTCTGGAACGTCATGGACTGATATAACTAACAATCTGTCAAATAGCTACTATGGAACTATAATTATGTTTAATCCAGCAGACGGAGGAGGAGGTGCTTTTTATTATGCGGCTAGTGATGCAACTATAAAGAAACACTTTCTTAATAATCTTGGTACTTTTTCAACTCATACTACAGATATAGCTCTTCCAGGAACTGATTATGTTTGTGGGTATTTTTATCACAATAATGCTTATTATATTGCTACAAACACAGAACTTTTAAGATCTACCAATAATACAAATTTTACTTCAGTTTTTACTCACACTTATGGCGTAAATTCAAAGTTTTTATTAGATCATTTAAAAGGCTATGGTAATACAGTTTATTTTTCAACTGGAAGAGAGATAGCAAAATCAACTGATAATGGATTGAATTGGACAAGTTTGGTTTCTAGTAATTCAACAGGAAACCCTATTGATAACGTATATGTTGAAAATGCCAACAAGGTTATATATAGAGACGATACTAGTAATGCTTATAAATATAGTACAAATGGAGGAACATCATTTTCTAGTTCAGGATTCGTTCCTGCTGGTGGACCATCATCAGAAGCGTCAACTCTTATAAAATATGGTCCAACATATCTTCATACAGCAGAGTATGGAACAAATTACGATAGACCAGCTTGGACTACAACGGATCCATTTAGCGCAACATCACCAACTAATAATTATATAGGAACAACTCAATTAAACAATCCAGGATCAACTTCTCAATACAGAACAAATGTTTACAATATGAAGGTATTGGGCAAAAGATTATTTTTATCTGGATATTTGAATACTAGTTCTACTGGTGGAACAAATGTTGTTTATTACGATATAAATTCAAATTAATCAAAAATGAAAATATCAGATCACATAAGCTACAAAGAAGGAATAAAATCAAACACAGCTCTTAGAATGGGGATAGACAATATTCCTGGTGTTTACGAAAAACAAAACATGGAGATTGTAGCTGAAAAAATATTTGAGCCATTAAGAGAGTGGGTTGGAGGTCCTATCAGAATAAACAGTTTTTATAGGTCTGATAGTCTAAATCAAGCTATTGGGGGGTCGTCCCGATCACAGCATTGCGAAGGAAGGGCGATTGACCTAGATGACGTTCATGGTTACAAGACGAATGCCGAGATGTTTGACTATATAAAAAATAATCTTAATTTTGATCAACTTATTTGGGAGTTTGGCAGCGATGAGAATCCTGACTGGATTCACGTAAGTTATATATCGGAAGACGGAAACAGACAAAGATGCCTTAGAGCACAAAAATTAAACGGAAAAACAAATTATACATTAATATGAAAGACGCAAAAGATTTAAGACATTATATAGGAGCCGCTGGAGTTTTTATTTTAGTTGTTGGGCTGCTTTTATTTTTATCCTATGAAACCATCCCTCAAGAAAACAAAGATATTTTTGTATCCATTATCGGAATGATTGTTGGGTCTTTATCGGTGGTCATATTTACCATCATAGGAAAGAACCCAGACGAAGTTACTAAGCTTCAAAATAAAGTTGACTCACTTCAAGCTACTTGTGATATCATGGAAAAAAGAAATGATCAATTAGAAAACATGGTTATTACACTGCAACAAGATATTATTAAAAAGCTTTCAGTAGTAGGGGCGCAGTTTCAGTTGAAAAAAGAAGATGAGCAGCAAGGGTAAAAAACCATTTAAGGAAACAGGGGTAGGTAGGTTTCTTATCGAGAAAGCACCTTCAATATTAGGCATGGTTGGTGACGCTATACTTCCAGGAAATGTTATATCTGAATTAATAAACGGCAATCAAGAATTAAGCGAAAACGACAAAAGTATAGCTTTAGAAAAACTTAGACTTGAAAGGGCTGAGATAGATGGTGTAACTAGGCGCTGGGTTGCAGACTCTGGAAGTCAAAGTTGGCTTGCTCGTAATGTAAGACCGCTGACTTTAATTGTATTGGTCGGAGCGTATGTAGGTGGATGGTACATGGGTCTTCCTACAGAAGATACGGCATCGCTCCTCACATGGGTCCTTTGCGGATACTTCGGAGCTAGAACGGCAGATAAGATTGGAGTTAAGATACCTGGAAAAAATGGCTAAAAGTACAAACACAGCTGTTTACAAAAAAAGCAAGATTAAAAGACCAGGATTGCACTCAAAAACTAAGAGTTCTGTTTTAAAAAGTTCAAAGAATTACAAAAAGAAGTACAGGGGTCAAGGACGATAAACCGTCTTTGTTTTTTTTGTAAATTTGCATAAACAATCAATTATGCCTAGAATTAGCTCTTATCCCGCAGACAATACTGTAACAGACAATGATTTGTTTATTGGGTCAGATGTAGGAGACGGTCTTGCCACTAAAACATACTCCGCTGTAAATGTAGCGGATTATTTATTTGGAACAGGAAGATTTGCAGCATCAACTTACACCCACACTCAAGGTATTGCTTCAACTACTTGGACTATAACACACAACTTGCAGAGGCACCCATCTGTAAGCATAGTTGACACTGGAGGAAACATTATATACGGTCACACTCAGTATGTTGACGACAACCAAATAACATTAACTTTTTCATCCGCTTTTACAGGTAAAGCATATTTAAACTAAAAAAATGGCTATAAACTTTCTTAATAATATTGACTTAAATAAGAATGAATTACAAAACGTAAAGATTCATGTCTTATCGACAGCTCCTGCAAGCCCAGTAGAAGGGCAAATGTATTACAACTCTACTGACAACAAATTGTACTTTTTTGATGGCTCTAGTTTTGTTGATGCATCAGGGGATATTAAAAGCGTTGCAACATCTACTTCAACGACATTAACTATTACAGACTCTGCGGGACCAAATCCAAGTATAGCTACCGTCACTGGAGCTGTCACAAATGGAGGTACTGCACTAGCTACGGGGGATCAAATTTATGATTTTGTCATAGCTCAGATAGGAGGGACAAGCATTACTGTTAATGGAACTACTAACGAAATAGAGGTTACTGATGGAGGAACCGTAAATAACGGAGACACTGTAACGATTGGATTGCCAAATGATGTAACAATTGGAAATAATTTAGCGGTTACAAATGATGTGACGGTTACTGGTGATTTAACTGTAAATGGTACGACTACAACGGTAAACTCAAATACTGTAACTGTAGATGATCCCGTTTTTACTTTAGGTGGAGACACTGCACCCGCTTCGGATGACAATAAAGACAGAGGTATTGAGTTTAGATATCATGATGGATCAAGCGCTAAACTAGGGTTTTTCGGATACGATGACTCTACAGATAAATTCACGTTCCTTACGTCAGCAACAAACTCTTCTGAAGTATTTTCAGGTACAAAAGGTAATCTAGACATTACTGGTCTTGATTTGTCTGGTTCAATTACAAGTATTGATGGGGCGGCACCAACAGACGGACAGCTTTTAGTGGGTAATACTTCCGCTGGAGATATGGAGCTTGCAACCCTCACAGCTGGAGAGGCAATTGGTATTACAAACGCAGCTGGAGCAATTACAGTAGCCGCAGAAGACGCTACCGAAAGCAATAAAGGAGTCGTTGAGTTAGCTACAACAGCAGAAGCTTTAACAGGAACAGACACATCAAGGGCTGTTACACCTGCTGGATTGGCTGCAAGGAGTTTTTCAGCAAATATCGGAGATGGATCAGCAACCTCAATTGTTGTTACGCATAGTTTGAATACTAGAGATGTAGTGATTCAATTATACGATAACAGTTCGTTTGATACTGTTTATGCAGACGTAGTTAGAACTACGGTAGATACAGCAACTATTACATTTACTGCTGCTCCTGCATCAAATGATATTAGAGTATTAGTTACTAAAATAGACTAAAAATAAATTATGGCAAGGTACTTATCAAAGGTTCATTTTGATACAACAGACGCTATTGAACTCCCAGCAGGAACTACAGGTCAAAGACCTGGATCACCAGTTGCTGGAATGTTTCGATATAATAGCACTGATGGTCAATTTGAAGGTTATACTGACGAATGGGGAGCTATCGCTGGAGGCGGAAGTGTTGAAGTTGAAAAAAACATTTATACAGGAGACGGTTCTGATGTGACTTTTGATACAACAACTGCTATTGTATCTGAAAACAATGTTCAAATATATTTAGATGGGGTTTATCAAAGTAAAGATAATTATGCTACATCGGGATCAACCGTAACTTTTTCAACGGCACCTCCAAATGGTGTAAGTATAGAGTTAATCCATATATTATCAGCTAATGCAACAATAATTAGAGATACATTAACTGGAGACGGAAGTGCTACTGCTTTTAACTTAACTGCTAATGTTGCTGATGAAAATAACACTCAAGTCTACATAAATGGAGTATACCAGTCTAAAGACAACTACTCCACATCTGGAAGTACGATTACGTTTTCTACGGCTCCATCGAATTCAGACTCTATAGAGGTTGTAAACATAAAGCCTATAAACACAAATCAACTAGCAGCGGGCACTGTATATGAAGAGCAGTTAAGCGTTACAAATAATCCAATTGATGGGTATGTTTTAACTTATGATTCTACTACGGCAGGATTTACTTGGGAACAAAAGTTTGATGGAGATATAACGGGTATAGTAGCGGGTAACGGATTAACAGGAGATGCTACATCAGGAGATGCATCTTTAGCTGTGGGAGCAGGTACAGGAATAACTGTTAACGCTAACGATGTACAAATATCAGATGGTGGTGTAGGGACAACTCAGTTGGCAGCAGATGCTGTTACAAACGCCAAGATAGCTGATGATAGCATTGATTCAGAACACTATGTAGACGGATCTATAGATACAGTGCATATAGCTGACGATGCAGTGACTGCTGATAAACTTGCAAACTCAATTAATACAGAAATAGCAGCAAATACAGCAAAAGTGACAAATGCAACTCACACAGGAGATGTGACAGGAGCAACTGCTTTAACTATTGCTGATGATGCAGTAACAATCACAAAGATTGCCGATGCTGCTATAGTTACAGAATCAGAGGGCATAGGGTCAAACGACAATGATACAACTTTACCTACATCTGCGGCAGTGAAAGACTATGTTGATTCACAAGGAATAGGTGTTTCTGTTATATCATCAAACACAACCGCTGTAAGCGGAAATCTTTATGTCTTAACAGCAAATCTTACATTAACATTGCCTGCATCACCAAGTGCTGGTAATTATATAAAAGTAAGTAATAGATCAGGAGTTGCAACTTGTACAATTGCTAGAAATAGTGAAAAAATTATGGGAGCAACAGCAGACTTAACGCTAGATAAATTAAATGCTGGGTTTGAGTTAATTTACTCGGGTGCAGCACAAGGATGGATATTAATAGGAGTCGAAGGTACGGCAGCATAAGAATAAGTAAATAAAGTAATATGACAAATTTTTCAAGTTTTTTTCCTGCAGCAGGTGGTGGAGGAGGTTTTACCAAAATGAAAAAATACTCTACAAATAGGGCGTTAAATGATGCTACAGATAAATTAGGTTTTGGACCTATTAGTATGAAAAGTTCAGGAGCAATAAGTGGAGGTGGTCAAACCTCTATAACTTTAGTATTACAAACAACAGGTGCAACCGAAATAGCTATTTGTAGTGCTGTGAATGGATTAGTAGGTTATACTTTCAATATTGGGTATGGAGTGCAAACAGTAACAGCAAACACAGGCGGAGGATTTTTAGCAGGACAAACTGTAAGTTTTACCCCTGCAGTAGCAGGTGGGGTACCAAACAACTCTACTTTTACTTTGTCAGCTTCAGCATCTTTCACAGTAAACCCTGCAAATGATTTAGGGCTGTCTGATGGTGATTCAATTGGTTTCTTTATGGTAGGAGCAGGAGATACTACTGCTAGTGGAACTCTTGGTGCTATGGGAGGTAAAATTATACAAGGAACTAAAATTATTTCTAATGCCTCAACTGATTTAGTGATAACTCCAGGTGTCGGTGCTAATACTGCTAGTACTATTTCGGGAGGTTTAACTATAACGACTGCCGATGGAAGCAATAGGTCGGGGTCTGCAAATTATAATGGTGGTTCGTATGACACAACGTTAGGATATGGTATTAACGGCTATGGTCAAGGAGCATTAGGGACAAATCTCGGTGGTTTTGCAGAACAGACAAGTCCTACTCACGGATTTGGCTCTGGAACTTCTGGAGGTACTGCTTCAGATGGAGCAATATTAATATTTCACTAAAAAAAGAAAAAAATGTATTATAGAATTATAAATGGAATAGCAGAAAGTAAACAATTAGACATCAATGGTTTTGATGGAATTTGGGCGTGGTCAGAACCAAAAGAAGGAACTGATGACAAGCAAGACGAATTTGGAATTGGTGATTTATGGAATGAAGATGACGGATGGAGCCACCCTGTAAAAACAACTGAAGAACTTGAATCTGAAGCTAGGGAGTGGAGAAACAATGAACTGAAAGATACAGATTTCATTATGCCATTGAGTGACTACCCAAACAGAGATGCTTGGATAACATATAGACAAGAACTAAGAGATTGGACTGATACAAGTGACTTTCCTGATACAAAACCTACAAAACCTTAAAAAATGGCAATAACTAAAGTAACAAATAGCGTATTAACAGATGGAGCGGTTCACACAGCAAGTTTAGCTGCTGATTCTGTTAATGGAACAAAAATAGCAAATAATGCTGTAGATTCAGAACATATAACGAGCGGGGCTATTGATACAGCTCACATAGCTGACTCTCAAATAACAACAGCAAAAATCGCTGATGATGCCGTTACAACAGCAAAAGTTTTAGATGCTAACGTAACTACTGCTAAGATTGCTGATGCAAATATAACTACAGCAAAACTTGCCGACGATGCGGTTACTGCTGCTAAATTGGCTGGTGATGTTGCAGGAACAGGTCTCACCTCTACAAATGGTGTTCTAAGCGTGAATGCAACGGGCGCTTCTGGATTACAAGACGGTGCTGTTTCAACGGTAAAGATTGCTGACGATGCGGTAACACTTGATAAAATAGCAGACGCTGTTTTTGTGACTGAAAGTGAAGGTATAAGCTCAAATGATAACGACACAACTTTACCTACCTCAGCTGCGGTGAAAGATTACGTAGATGGACAAGGTATTGCGGCTCTTACAGCTAGTGACGGAAACTTTGTTGTAGGAAATGGCTCGGCATTTGTAGTAGAAAGCGGATCAACTGCAAGAGATTCCATAGGTCTAGGAACTTCTGGGCACATTCAATTTCACTGTTTAGGAGTTGGGCAAGCTGCATCAACAAATAACGGTCAGATAGATGCAACAACTTTATATGCTAGTGCTAATATTGGAAAAGATTCGGGTGATTATATAACTTGGACTACAGACACACAGATGGATTTCTATGTAAATGGATCAAATGAAATGAGACTTGAAGCTGATGGAGATCTACATGTTGATGGAGATGTAATAGCAGCAAGTACAACTGTAGCTTCAGATGAAAGACTAAAGGAAAATATAAAACCAATATTTGGTGCATTAGAAGCTGTAAGTAAAATTAAAGGTGTTGACTTTAACTGGAAAAAAGATGGTAGTAAATCTAGCGGTGTAATTGCACAAGATATACAGAAGATTATGCCACACGCTGTAAAAGAAGTTAAACCTTTAGATGGAGGTGACAGTCACCTTACTGTTGACTATAATGCAGTAATTGGTTTACTTGTAGCAGCAGTAAATGAGTTAACAGAAAAATTAAATAATAAATAAAAATGGCTTTAACAGGTGATTGTTCTCACACTACTTGGAATGAAGTAGATGGAGAAGAAGTTGAAAACACGACAGAGTATACGAATATTTACGTATGTATTAAGGAACTAGATAACATAAATTATTCTAATGGTCAATTTTATAAAGTAGATAGTGAGGGTAACCAAACAGAAGTAGCAGTTATTAATTACATTTACGCAGGATATACTGACGAAGCAACAAAAATTGCAGATGCAGAAGATTTTTTATTTAGTGAAAGTATGAATTTAAAAACATACAAAGAAGGAGTAAATTTAGAATCACAAGTTTACAGCGAAATAACAGAACTAGAAGGCAAAGAAAACTTAACAATACAATAATATGCCAATAACAGGATCAGGACAAATAGCGCTTATAGCGGATATTGAAGCAGAGTTTGATCAAACAGGAACTACTGATATTTCTCTACAACAAGCAAGAGATGATGCAGGACTTAGCTCAGGAGAGGTCTCTATGACCGCTTTCTATGGCTTGTCGGATATTACAGAATACTCAGCACATTGGCTAGTAGCAGCAGGTGGAGGTAGTGGAGGTTATGGTTACTCAGGTGCAGGCGGATATAGAACTTCTTTTGGTACATCTGGCGGTGGAGCAGGAGCAGAATCACAAATTACACTTACGATAGGCGCTACATATTCAGTAACAGTAGGCTCGGCAAATAATGCATCTACACTAAGTGGGTCAGGAATTTCAACAATATCTTCAGTTGCAGGAGGTGTGTCAGGGACACCAAGTGGTACCTCAGGGACAGGAAATGGTGGTTCTGGAGGATCTGGTGGTGGTGCATACAAATCTAGTCCTAACAGGCGAGAAGGTGCAAGTGGTGGATCAGGTACATCAGGTCAAGGGTACAATGGTGGTGGTTTATACGGTAGAAGGCAGCACATACCTGGAGGTGGAGGTGCTGGTGGAGCAGGTGCAAGCACAAGTGGTACAGGTACAGTAACGGGTGCTGGTGGAGCAGGTGTAACAAGTTCGATTACAGGGAGTAATGTTACTTATGCAAGAGGACAAGGAAACAACATCACAACTGTTGCAAACAGAGGTGATGGAGGTCAAAATGGAGTAATAATTTTAAGAGTACCTACTTCATTGGAAGGTACGGCTTCAGGAGCATCAAGAACGACAACAGGAAGTGACACGGTTTTTACTTGGACAAGTAATGGCTCTTATGTGGCTTAAAAGACACACAAATAATGAATAGTTTCTTTTGGATTTTTAATAATGTTGTTTCGCCTAATAAATGCAAAGAGTATATTAATTTAGCAGGAGATAATTTTCATAAAGCAGGAGTTGGTGGAGATGAAATGTTAGATACTGGCAGTATTGATGAAGATACTAGAAAAACAAATATTTTCTGGAGTGATCATAAAGAGTTATTTCAATTAGCTACTAAATATGGACAAATAGCTAATAAAGAAGCAGGGTGGAATTTAGATGTAAAAGGAATAGAAAGTTTTCAAATAGGACAATATCCTTTAGGTGGGCACTATACTTGGCATCCCGATTGTTCAGGTATGACTGTAAATGATGAAAACCTTGCAAGAAAAATATCTATGGTGCTTTGGCTTAATGACGATTTTGAAGGTGGTGAGTTTCAATTTCATAAATGCTATACTAATGAAAATACTATAAAACCAAGTATTGGTACAATAGTGTTTTTTCCATCTTGGGTTGTACATAGAGTAAAACCAGTAACAAAAGGCGTGAGATATAGCGCAGTATCTTGGCTACTTGGAAAACCTATAATATAATGAAAGATTTAAAGACATACGGATTAACATTTTTACTGTTTTTGCTTACAACAGTAGGTGCTTTTTCACAAAAAAATGAATCTCATATCGCAACTTCACCTACGAAAAGAATGAAAGTTGTTTTTTATTCTAACGAAAAACCTGTAATTTCGGGTCAAGTTGTTGTTGTTGATGGAGTTTTAATTAATGACGGTTTGTTTGTGATGTACAAGGAAAATGGATTTATACGCCAAACAGTTCATTATAAAATGGGCAAGATAGTTAAGATAACAAACTACACCGAAGAAAATAAAATATAAATGAATTACATAAGAAAAATATCTGTAGGAGCAGACTACAAGAATGCTATGCACTATATAGTTAATCAAGGAGTTTTAGGGGGGTCATATACAATAAGTGATATAGCTCAAGAGCAAGAAGGATTTAGTGTTTGGGTTAAAAAAAACGACGAGTCTGTAAAATGGAAAGAGTTTAAAGATATTCCAATAGTAGTTGAATATAATATAAATCTAATATGAATCCAAGATGGGATTACCTGGTGACTCCTTTAGGAAGAGAGTACAAAAACACAAAAAAAATAGCCAACCAGGAGTTCACGATAAATACATCAATAGAGGATGCGAGTTTTGTAAACCGAATGGGTATTGTAAATGCGATTCCGATTGGTGGAGAGATACCAGTTGGTAGCAAAGTGGTTGTTCATCACAATGTTTTCAGAACCTATCTTGATATGAAAGGCAAGAAAAGAAAAAGCAATGAGTACTTCAGAGATGATCAATACTTAGTTCATCCTGATAAAATATATATGTACGATAACGGAGATGGGTGGAAAACGACTAAAGAATATTGTTTTGTATCTCCTCTTGACTATATTCAAGATGGTGAGATATATAGATCTGACAAAAAAAAGGAAGAGCATGTGGGACTTATAAAACACAGCTCAGTGTATCCTAAAGGAACAAGAATCGGTTTTACTAGAAATTCTGAATATGAGTTTGTTATAGATGACGAAAAAATATATAGAATGAAAAATTCCGATATTTGTATTAAATTATGTTGATATGCCTGACGCTTTTATAAAAAATAATTTATCAATAGTTGTTTCTTTTGTGGTTACTGTATTTGCCGCAGGAGGTATATTCGCTGAATTTACTGCTTTGAAAGACGAAATTCATTTAGTTCATGAAAGATTAGATGAAAAGATTTTAGTAATTAGTAATATGGAAAATCGTATATTGGAGTTAGAAAAAAAGTCTGAATACGAAAGAGGACTTTTAGAGGCTAAGAAAAAATGAAAGAAGAATATTGGGTTACAACAGGAACTTGGGAGGGCTACTACTTTACCTATACTTATTTAAATGAGTGAAACTCAAGAAACAATATTAAGGGTAATATTAGCTGGAGAAAGGGCTGTTGAGGAATTAATAAAGGTTGCTCAAGAAGAGATAATTACAGGCAAACCAGATGATGATTTAGCTGCCGATAGATTAAAAAACGCAGCAGCAACGAAGAAGCTTGCTATATTTGATGCCTTTGAAATATTACAGCGTATTGAAAATGAAAGAGAAAAATTAAATGGCGAAGATCAGACTAAAGACGGCAAAGGAAAAGATAAAGGATTCCAAAGCTTCGCAGAGTCTAGGGGACGAAAGTCTTGAGCTATGTAAGGTTGTCTCTCATATTGATAGTAAAACTAGAGACAAACTAAACAGAAAGAAAGCTTGGGAATGTGGGTACAACAGCGAACATGATGTTATTGTTATCTCTAAGTCTGGACAAATAGGGGATGTTGTTGAGATACAAAATTTAAAAATAGCACTACCTTTGCAGCCGAAAAACATTTTCTCTAGAGGTAAGACGCATGCAGAACAATACTGGGAGCCCTTCGAAATCCCAAAAGAACTTAAAAAAATTAAGACCATTTTCCAGTGGAATGACTACCCATCTGCATTCAAGGAGAATTGGGTTGATTACATTGAAGATGAGTTTGAAAGAAGAGAAAATGGTTTTTGGTTTAAAAACAATGGCAATCCTACTTATATTACTGGCTCTCATTACATGTACTTGCAGTGGACCAAGATTGATGTTGGGCTCCCTGAATTCAGAGAGTCTAATAGAGTATTCTATATCTTCTGGGAAGCTTGTAAAGCCGACACTAGGTGTTATGGAATGTGCTATCTTAAAAACAGAAGGTCTGGTTTCTCCTTTATGTCTTCAGCAGAATCCGTTGCTCAAGCGACAATTACTTCAGACGCACGGTTTGGGATACTGTCCAAATCAGGAGCTGATGCTAAAAAGATGTTTACAGACAAAGTCGTACCGATATCCGTCAACTACCCCTTCTTCTTTAAACCAATACAAGACGGAATGGATAAACCCAAGACAGAACTCGCCTACAGGGTCCCAGCATCCAAGCTTACTAGAAAATCCATTCAAGAAACAGAGCAACAAGAAGAACTCGCAGGTCTTGACACGACAATTGATTGGAAAAATACAGGCGACAATTCCTATGACGGTGAGAAGCTCAGACTGCTTGTTCATGATGAATCTGGAAAATGGGAACGTCCAGATAACATCCTCAACAGTTGGCGTGTCACTAAAACTTGTCTCAGATTAGGGAGAAGAGTGATCGGTAAGTGTATGATGGGGTCTACCTCTAACTCACTTGACAAAGGTGGAAGTAATTTCAAAAGATTATATATGGACTCTGATGTAACTCAGAGAAACGCTAATGGTCAAACTAAAAGCGGCATGTATAGTTTATTTATACCAATGGAATGGAACTTTGAGGGCTTTTTAAATCATCACGGTCACCCAGTTTTTAGAAAGCCAAATAAGCCTATTTTAGACGCTTATGGAGATACAATAGATGGAGGGGTAATAGACTACTGGGAAAATGAAGTAGAGAGTCTAAGAAGCGATTCTGACGCATTAAATGAGTTCTACAGACAGTTTCCTAGAACAGAAGGTCACGCTTTTAGAGATGAAGCAAAAAATAGCTTATTTAATCTAACAAAAATATATGAGCAAATAGATTTTAATGATGGACTTCAAAGGCAAAGAGTTGTTCAAAGAGGAGGTTTTCATTGGAAAAACGGAATAAAAGATTCAGAGGTTGTATGGACACCAGAAAAAAACGGAAGGTTTTATGTTTCTTGGATACCACCTTTTGAGTTAAGAAACAGGGTTATAAATAAAAATGGATTTAAATATCCTGGTAATGAGCACATAGGGGCTTTTGGTTGTGACTCATATGATATATCTGGAACTGTTGGAGGTGGAGGTTCTAATGGAGCTCTTCATGGATACTGTAGACCAAACCTAGATGGACCTTCAAATACTTTCTTTTTAGAATATATATTTAGACCGCAAACTGCTGAGTTATTTTACGAAGACGTATTAATGGCTATGGTTTTTTACGGCATGCCAATATTAGCAGAGAACAATAAGCCAAGACTTCTTTATCATTTAAAAAACAGAGGATATAGAAGATGGAGCATAAACAGACCAGATAAAAATAAAAATGATCTATCAAAGGCAGAAAAAGAACTTGGAGGAATACCCTCTTCGCCCTCAGTAATATCTATACACGCTGAAGCAATTGAAACTTATATAGAGGAGCGAGTTGGTTTCAACGATGAAGGCACTGGAAATATGTATTTTTCAAGAACTTTATTAGATTGGGCAAACTATGATATAAATAAAAGAACGAAGTTTGACGCAACGGTTAGCTCTGGTTTAGCGATCATGGCAACTCAAAAGTATGTAGTTAAGCCTCAGAAAAATAATACGGAAATAAATGTTAACTTTGCAAGATATAATAATAGCGGATCAGTTAGCACTATTATAAAGTAAACGCATGCAGAATTCTTCTACGAATTACATTATAGGATTTCCAAACCAATTAGCGTCCGATGCCGAGAAAGCGTCAGAAGAATATGGACTAATGGTTGGAAGAGCCATCGAATCTGAATGGTTTAGAAAAGAAGGTGGACAATCAAGATTTTACAACAACAGAGACACTTACCATAAGTTGAGAACTTACGCAATGGGAGAGCAGTCAGTTAGGAAATATAAAAATGAACTAGCTGTTAATGGAGACATATCCTATCTAAATTTAGATTGGACTCCAGTTCCGATAATACCAAAGTTTGTAGATATTGTTGTAAATGGAATTTCAAATCGTTTATTTGATGTAAAGGCTGATGCGGTTGACCCTGTATCCTCTAACAAGAAAGCAATGTACAAAAATCGCATTCAAACAGAAATGCGAAACAAAGAGGACTTTGAGGAAATTGGAGCTATGCTAGGAAAAAGCATGTTTAGCTCTAATCCAGACATGCTGCCAGAAACAGACGACGAGCTTGAGCTTCATATGCAGATAGATTACAAGGATGACATAGAGATTGCCGAAGAAAAAGCAATTGAGACAACCTTAAAATATAACAACTACGAATTGACTAAAAAAAGAGTTGATGAGGATGCAACGGTGCTAGGTATATCTGCTGTAAAGCATTCTTTTAATACTCATGAAGGCATTCGTGTTGAATACGTTGATCCTTCTGACCTAGTATACAGCCCTACTGAAGATCCTTATTTCGAGGACTGTTATTACTTTGGAGAAGTGAAAAATGTAAACATAACTGAAATAAAAAAAATAAATCCTAATTTAACGCAATCTGAGATAGATGAAATAGCTAAATCATCTTCTAAGTTCGATGCCTATCAAGGCATGCGTGGAGGTTATAAGACTGACACATTTGACTACAATACAGCAACATTGTTGTATTTCTGTTATAAGACTGACAAGAATATCGTATACAAGAAAAAGAAAAACGCCTATGGAGGCGAAAAAGTACTTAAAAAGGACGATCAATTCAACCCACCAAAAACAGAACAAGCACGTTTTGAAAAATTATCTAAAAGAATTGACGTATGGTACGAAGGTGTACTTGTATTAGGAACAAACAAGATATTGAAATGGGAGGTGATGAAAAACATGGTGAGACCAAAGAGCTCGATAGAGAAGGTGTACGCCCCGTTTATTGTCAGTGCACCAAAAATGTACAGGGGTCAGATTGATTCTCTTGTCAAAAGAATGATTCCATTCGCTGATCAGATACAGCTATTGCATTTAAAACTGCAACAAGTTGCATCTAAGATGATACCAGATGGGGTTTTTATTGACATCGATGGTCTATCATCTGTGAATTTAGGTAATGGAAATACCTATTCTCCCCAAGAGGCTCTGAACCTTTATTTTCAAACAGGATCAGTAATTGGAAGAAGCTACACAGAAGAAGGGGAGTTTAATAATGGAAAAGTTCCTATTCAAGAGCTAACTTCTTCGGGAGCAAACTCAAAAATATCTTCTTTAATAAACATGTACAATTACAACCTAAACCTATTAAGGGGCGTAACTGGACTTAACGAAGCAAGAGATGGCTCAACACCTGATCCAAACGCACTAGTTGGCGTTCAAAAATTAGCAGCCTTAAATTCAAACACTGCGACAAGACATATATTAAAGTCAGGTATTTTTACAACACAACGAATTGCTGAGTGCGTGGGATACAGAATTTCAGATATACTTGAATATTCTAGTATGAAAGAAGATTTCGTAAAAAGTATTGGAAGAAACAGCGTAGATATACTAAATGAAATAAAGGAGCTTCATTTACATGATTTTGGAATATATATAGAGCTTCATCCTGATGAGGAAGAAAGACAAATGTTAGAGCAAAACATACAAACCTCCTTGTCTGCTGGTAAAATAGACATTGATGATGCTATTGATATAAGAAGCGTAAAGAACGTAAAAATAGCATCTCAGTTATTAAAGGTTAGAAAGAGACGAAAAGAAAAGCTTGACAACAAACGTCAGCAAGAAAATATTGCGCTTCAAGCAGAAGCTAATCAGCAAGCCTCACTCACAGCTGAACAAGGAAAACAACAGACTGCTTTAGCTAAAATGGAAGCAGAAGCTAAAATAAAGCAGCTAGAGTCTGAGTTAGAAATGAAGAGAATGCAGCAAGAGTTTCTTCTTAAGTCAGAGCTTATTAAAATGCAAAAAGGCATAGAAAGTCAAATAAAGTCTTCCGAGCTACAAATGCAGCAAGAAAAAGACAGATACAAAGAAGACAGGAAAGACAAGAGAACAGCTAAGCAAGCATCTCAACAGTCAAAGCTAATACAGCAAAGAAAACAAGACTTAGATCCTATAGACTTTGATGGTCAAGATTCATTAGGCTCAGGTATGAGTGGGATCGTGGGTGTTGATTAATTTTATAATTTTGCAATACAATTTAATTTAATAATATGGAATGGAAAGTAAGGGCGTTGGATGACGATGGGAATCCTATTGAGCCAAAACAAAAAGAGCAACCAGAGGTTCAAGAAGAGCCAAAAGAAGTTGACACTCAAGAAGTAAAAGAAGAAATAACAGATAATAAAAAAGAAGATGGCGTATCACAGCAAGAAGAAGTCGTCAATGAGCAAGTCGAAAAGCAAGCCCAAGACGTACAAGAAGAAAAACAAGAAGTAGAGCAAAAAGTAGAAAAGCCCTATGAGCTTGATGATAACAGCATTTTAAGTTATCTAAAGGATAGACACAACCTTGAGGTTGAGTCAATAGAAGTTCTTAAAAATACTGAAAAAAAACAAGAGCAATCTTTGCCTGAAGAAATTGCAGAGTTTATGAAGTATCAAAAGGAGACTGGACGTTCCTTTGAAGACTACGCAAAACTGCAACAGGATTGGTCAAAAGTAGATGAGACAACACGCTTGCGAGAATACTACAAGCAAACAAAGCCTCATTTAGATATAGACGAGATTGATTATCTGATAACAGAAGAATACAGCTATGATGCTGATATTGATGATGAAAAAGATATCAAAAAGAAAAAGATTGCTTATAAAGAGGAATTATATAAGGCTACAAGTCACTTTGAAGGACTGAAGGAAAAGTATAAGGCACCGCTTGAGTCAAGAGATGCTAATCTTCCAGATGAATACAAAGAGGCTGTTAGTTTTTATAATGAATACAGAGAACAGTCGGAAAAGGGTCAAAAGGCTCAAGAGGAACGCTCACGTATTTTTGCAGAAAAGACAAACGATCTTTTTTCTAATGATTTCAAAGGTTTTGAATTCACAGCTGGGGAAAAGAAACAAGTCTACAAGCCGAATGATGTAGTGAAGGTTAAAGAGGTTCAATCAGATATAAACAACTTTTTTAATCAACACTTAGATGAAAACGGTTCTGTTAAAGATATAAACAAGTATCACAAGGCTTTATATGCTGCGCAAAATGCGGATGCAATATTTAAGTTCGCATACGAACAAGGCAAAGCTGATGCAACTGATGGAATTGTCAAGGAAACAAAAAATATTGACATGGATATTAGGCAAAATACGCAGACAGAAAGCAGTGGTATTAAATTTAGAGCCCTCGAAAATGATGACACGTTCTCTTTTAAAATTAAAAAAAGATAATTAATCATTAAAAACTATTTACCATGAGTGTAACTATGAGTGGTGTTGGTGGAGCATTAACCCCAGCGCCAAGTAAATCGACATTGTCGAGCAATTATTTAGGGTCATCTATTGAGTTTACTTCTCAATATTTACCTGATGTTTATGAAGCTGAATTTGAAAAGTATGGAAATCGTTCTGTATCTTCTTTTTTAAGAATGGTAGGAGCTGAGATGCCTTTCCAATCTGACGTAATCCAATGGTCAGAGCAAGGAAGACTACACTTAGCTGTTACTGGAGCGACTCGTTCTGCTGATGTTATTACATCAAACGGACACCCTTTCCGTGTAAACCAAACAGTTATTGTTTCTGATGGAACTGACCAAGAGAAAGCAATCATTACTGCTACTACAGCTAATACGTTTACAGTAGCATCTTATGAAAATGCTAACCTGGCATCTGCCATCGCAACTACTGGATTAAAAGTATTTGCGTTTGGTTCTGAATTCAAAAAAGGAACAAATGGAATGAGTGGTTCTCTAGAGGCACCAAAAGACATCCAAACTAATAACCCAATTATCATCAAAGATAAGTATGAGGTTAATGGTTCTGATTTAGCTCAGATTGGATGGATTGAAGTGACTACTGAGAATGGTGCTACTGGATACCTTTGGTATTTAAAATCAGAGCACGAAACTCGTTTACGTTTCGAAGATTACATGGAGCTTTCTTTAATTGAAGGTCGTCCTGCTGCTGGATCATCTGGTGCAGAGTCTGCTGGATACAAAGGAACAAAAGGTTTATTCTTTGAGCTAGACAACAGAGGTAACATCTCAACAGGATCTATCGCTGCTCGTACAGACATTGAAGAGATCATTAAAGTTCTAGATAAAGAAGGAGCTATTCAAGAAAATGTTCTTTTTGTTAACAGAACTAAATCATTTGAAATTGATACAGTACTAGCTGCACAAAACAACAGCGGTGCTTCTACAAGTTCTTATGGTTTATTCGACAACGATGAGAGCATGGCTATTAGCTTAGGTTTTCAAGGATTTAACTTAGGATATGACTTCTACAAAACTGACTGGAAATATCTAAACGATCCAACTACAGGAGCATTAACTTCTGCTGTTGATGGTGTATTAGTGCCTGCTGGTACTACTACTATCTACGATCAAGTTTTAGGTAAAAACGCAGTTAGACCTTTCTTACATGTAAAATATAGAAAGTCAGAAGCTGAAGATCGTAAGTACAAGTCTTGGGTAACTGGTTCTGCTGGTACAGCTGGAATGAGTAGTGACCTAGATGCAATGCAAGTTCACTTCTTAAGTGAAAGAGCGCTTTGCGTACACGGTGCAAACAACTTCGTAATAATGAAGTAATATTTATTGTAGGAATTGCCCTCGTTACATCAGCGGGGGTAACTCTTACTTTTTAATCTAATTAAATTTTAATAAAATGACTAAAGATACTATGGTATCCCAGCCAAAATGGGAAATAAAAGATAGAGTATATGTTTTAACAGAAGGCAAAACGCCAGTAAACTATATTCTTAGATCAAGACATCACTTAAACAAGCCTTTACAATATTTTGACGGAAACATATCTAGATCTCTTAGGTATGCTTCTAATCAAACTTCGGTTTTTGAAGATGAGCAGCACGGAGACGTAACTCTTCCTGCTATTATTTTTAGAGATGGAAAGCTTGTTGTGCCAAAAGAACAAGTGATATTGCAAAAATTCTTATCTATATACCACCCAGACAAAGATGGCGAGTATATAGAGTTTGATCCAAGTAGAGAGGCAGAAAAAGACATTGATACATTAAAAGAAACTTTAGAGGCACAAAACCTTGTCCTAGAAATGGACATAGAGGACTTAGAGGCAATAGCTAGAATCTGTCTTCGTGATCAAGGAAATGTTTCTGAAATGACTTCGAAAGAAATCAAGAGAGATATGCTTTTGTATGCGTCTAGAAATCCAAGAGAGGTTGTAGAATTGTCAGAAGATGAAAATGTAAAGCTTAGAAATGTTGCGGTTCGTGCAGTTGAAATGGGCATTATATTTATCAAAGACGACAATAGAACTGTATGCTGGAACAACAACACAAAGGATAAAATAATAACAGCTCCTTACGGTGAAAATGTTTATTCAGCTTTAGCTTCTTTTTTCAAAACAGACGACGGGCTTGATGTTTTACAAGGGATTACAAATAAGCTGTAGTTCTTCCCACCTACCACTACAGCTCAAGGAGGGGTCGTCTTAACGGCTCCTCTTTTTTTTGTATTTTTGTATCATGATAAATCACGTAAGGAATACTGTTTTAAGTGTTTTAAATAAGGAGAATAGAGGAACATTAACTGTTTCTCAATTTAACTCATATGCTAAGTATGCTCAACAGTTATTGTTTGATCAGTACTTTTCAGAGTACTCTCGCCTATCCACAATGAAAAATGCTAGGAGACTATCAAAAGATCAAGGAGATAAACTGTCAATACTTCGGTCTAATATAGATAAGTTTATGAAGACTACCTCAGTATCAATTTCAAACACATACCTAATCAAGCCAGCCGATATGTACACTCCTATAAGCTTAGTGTATAGCGGAAAGCTGATGGAGTATGTTCCTAAGTACAAAGAAACCTACTTAGAGTCTTCAAACATTTCTGGACCTTCAGAGTTGTATCCTGGATACTGTGATGAAAATAATTACTGGTACGTAAAACCAAGCACATTAACAGGAGAGGTTGATGTAAATTACATAAGAAATGTGCTTGATCCGAAGTGGACTTATACTGTTGTTGGAGAAAACCCTATATTTAATCCTAGCGCAGGAGATTATCAAGACTTTGAATTAAACCCAGACGACGAAGCAAGTTTAATTGTAGAAATATTAAAATTATCAGGTGTTACTATCAGAGAAGCAGAGGTTGCGCAAGCGGCTGCTCAAATCGATGCTGTAGAAACACAGAAAGAAAACGTATAATAAATGGCACTTACAGACAAGCAATATTACGACAACAGCACCAATTGGGGTGATAATCAGTTTGTGCTTTTAAAGGATGTTATAAATAACTTTATGGCATTCTATGTAGGTGATGGTAAAATAATTGATCATATCGAAAGATTTGATGTTGTGTATCACGCAAAAAGAGGATTGCAAGAGTTGCATTACGACGCATTAAAAGACGTTAGAGCTCTTGAATTAGAATTACCCGATGATTTGCAATTAGAGCTGCCAAAAGACTTTGTGAAGCTTGTAAGGCTGTCTTGGGTTGATGAGCTAGGACGGCTTCATCCCATGATGATGGACGTGGATACAACAATAGCAAAAGCTTATTTACAAGATGATGATTATGATATAATATTTGACAGTAATGATGCTGCGGCTGAAGGTACTTCTGTCATAGATATGAAGCAAGCTAGTAATCCTGCCGTTGACAACGATACATTCTCAAATCTAGATTATGAGTTTTTTGGGGGTAGATTTGGAATGTTTACAGATAGAACAAACGTAAATGGAATGTACAGTATAGACAAGAATGCTGGCTATTTAAGGTTTAGTTCGGAGGTAAAAAACAAAGCAATAGTAATCGAATATATTACTGATGGTTTATCATATCTAACAGAAGCAGAATTGCAAGTAAATAAACTTGCTGAAGACTTTTTATTAAAATATATTGCATACCAGGTAATTCAATATAAGTTTGGCGTTCAAGAGTACATAGTTAGACGAATGAAAAATGAACAGTTTGCGGCTATGAAAAATATGAAAATAAGAATGATGGACATACATCCATTTGACTTAGCTCAAGCCTTCAAGGGACGCAACAAGTGGATTAAATAATGAAGATACAAAACCTATTTACATCTGGGAAGATGAATAAAGACCTCGACGAGAGGCTTCTTCCACAAGGAGAATATAGAGATGCCCTTAATGTTAAGGTTGCAAACTCTGTCGGCTCTGATGTAGGAGCAATAGAAAACGCATTATCAAATGAAGTTCTCACTTCTTTAAATTTTGGCACAAACCCATCTTGTATTGGCGCAGTTGCAGATGACAAAAACAAAAAGATATATTGGTTTGTTAAGTCAGATACTGGATCATATATAGCAGAATACTCCGAGTTTTCTGACACCTCTGCATTTGTTTTACAAGATACAAGAGCAGCTGGCAGCAATGTTCTTAATTTTAAGAAGGATAAAATAATTACTGGGGTTAATGTTCTTATAAATGATACAGATGAAAAAGTATTTATTTATTGGACAGATAATGATAATCCACCAAGATATGTAGAGGTAACGGAGGGAAAACTTTATGGAGCAAATAACTTTACAGAAACAGACATATCGGTTATTAAAGCACCTCCAAGAGCAGAGCCTTCAATTGTACTTCAAATAGACGGAACTTTAGATGACAACTATATAGAAGACAAGTTTTTTACGTTTGCCTACAGATATAAATACAAGCACAATAAGTTCAGTGCGCTGTCTCCTTTTTCTGAAGTAGCTTTTTTTCCTAATGACGACACCTTCAAAGCGGAGCCTTATGGCGCTTACGCAATGACAAATAAATTTAATAGCGTTCAAGTAACTTATAACTCTGGACCAAGTCAAGTATTAGAAATAGAAGTCTACGCAAAAGAAGAAAACACGGCTAACAATTTTCTAATAGGAAAATTCAATAAATCAGATGACACTCTTTCTGATAACACAAACTATCAATTATCATTCAACAATAATAAAATATACACTTTACTTAGCGATACTCAGTATAATAGAGTATATGATAATGTTCCATTAAAAGCAGCGGCTCAAGATTTTTTAGGAAATAGGATTGTTTACGGAAACTACGAAGAAAATTATGATATTGTAGATCCTTTAGATATAACACTTAACATACAGTCTTCGGATTTAACGTCAGAGTGTAGCTCTAATTTATTGTATACCGTAACTAATACAACATCTTCAAACATAACATTTAGCTATTTGCTTTGTAGTGAAAGTAATTCTAGGCAAGCAATAGCAAAGCCAGGAGCTAACAGAATTTGCGCTGCATCAGTGCAAAGTCAAACAGGTTTAACAATAAGCTCAGGCAACACATGTGGTGGAGATTTTTCTCCTAAAAAAACTCTTAAAAGCAATAGAAATTATATAGTTGGGCTTGTTTATTTTGATTCTAACGGAAGAAAGTCTTCTGTTATTGCCGATGAAAACAAATTTGTTAATGTGCCTTTTGAATCAAGCGATCAGACAAATTCTTTAAAAGTCACAATAAACAACCCAGCTCCAATATGGGCTGATAGATACAAGATAGCCGTAAAAGAAGTTAAAAGAACTTATGTTGTTTTAAAAACAACATTAGAAAAGTATGGCGTAGGTAGTTCTACTTTGTATGTTAGAATCGATAAAAATGAAAACAATAAAGTCCCCGATGGTGCCAACATTATCGCAAAATCAACTTACGCTGGCGGTAGTTTAACTACAATTAACAACTCAGAAACTTACGAGGTTGAGGGTGTTGATTCCTATGCCGTAGGAGAGGTTCCTTATACTGATTATTCAACCCAACCAGCCTCTCAGCCAGGAGACTCTGTGGCTGGAGTATATATGAAACTAAAAGGAAAGGGCGCTCTTCAAGCTTTGGCTTTTGCTGCTCCCGCAGTTACTGGATACACTGTTTTTGAGGTTATATCAGAAACAGAACAAGACTCAAGTTTTCACGAAGTTCCTGGAACTTACAATGTAGTCAATGGATTTCACAGCGGCACACTTCAAAATCAAGATATAAGCATACCAGCTATAGTAGAGTCACAAGCGTTTAATGCATTTGCTTTTGGATATGGAGTAGAATCAAACAGAATAAAAGATAACATCACTCTAAATACATTCAATTTAGGTGTTAGGTTGAATGAAGTAATAGAACTGTATAAAAAAAATAAAAGAATAGCTTCATTAACATATAGTGATGTATATGAAGAAAGCACTAGCTATAACGGACTGAATGTTTTTAATCTTGCTCAAATAAACTATAAAGATATAGATGAAAAGTATGGTGAAATTAAAAAAATTCACTCAAGAGATAATGACTTAATTGTTTTTCAACAGAACAAAATACATAGAATCTTATTCAACAAGAATGTTTTATTCACAGCAGCAGGAACAGGAGATGTTTCTCAGTCTTTGAATATACTAGGTCAAGAAGTTCCTTACATTGGTGAATATGGGATAAGCAATTCACCCGAATCATTTCAGTCTTGGGGGAGTAGAATGTATTTTTCAGATGAAAGAAGATCTGCTATATTAAGATTATCTCAAGATGGAATTACAGAGATTTCAGAATTTGGAATGAGAAGTTGGTTTAACGATAATCTAAATCCGAATTTGAACGTCAGAGGTGTTGGAGGTTATGATCCTTATTTAGATCAATATGTGGTCTCTGTTCAAGATTTGCTAGTAGAGTGGAGAGCAGACACATTTGAGTGTGAAATCGGAACCACAACAACAACTAGCACAACTACAACCACTACGACCGCAGCACCAACTACCACCACTACAACAGCTGCGCCAGGAACGACTACAACAACAACTCTAGCGACACCGTTTGCTAGAATAGATGGTGCAACTTCAGCAGCGGTTGGAGCTACAATAACTTTAACTGGAGAGGATTTAAACTTTACAGGATCGACTTGGGCTTGGACAGGAAATGCAGCGGCTGGTCTTACATCAAAAGTTATAAATATTTCAGAGTCATCAAGCGGCAGTAAAACTTATGGAGTTACAATAGACGGAACTTACACGGACTCACATACCGTAAACTGGAGCTTAACAACCACTACAAGTACAACTAGCACTACTACTAGCACCACTACTACAACGACAACCACCACTACAACAGCTGCGCCTAGTAATTGTTACGGAGTTTCATTGGGATATTCATCTTCTACAACATGCCAACAAGACACAAGTGGGGTTTATTATTTAGATGATCCTGATTTATGTTCAGCAACCTCAATATCAACAGATACGTTCTGTACGACAAATGCTCCAAGCGGATACTACACATACGCTAACGGCACTAAATCAAGATACTGGAACGGATCTAGCTTCTCTCAAGGTCCTTGTCAGACATGTTAAATAATTTAAAATGAAATTAAATGAAATACATATGTGCTCAACCAGCCACTCAATATTATGGATGGCAGCTTGATGTGATGCTTCACAGCTTTATAGCTGTAGGAGTAAATCTAGAAGATGTTAATGTGGTATGCAATATAGAGAAGGAGATAGACCCTTACTTTGACAGGCTAATGCAAAAATATCCTGGAGTCTCTTTTTCTTTTTATGAAGACACTAGGGACTACAGAGGATATATACCATCAATAAAACAACATCTTCTACACAAGCATTATCAAGCTTTTCCAGAGTTTGAAAACGAAACTATTTTCTTAACTGACTCTGATATATGCTTAACGAAGCCAATAAATTTTAATGGACTGTTAGATGATAATATTTGGTATTTAAGCGACACAATAAGCTATATCGGATATGATTATTTACAGTCAAAAGGAGATGACATCATAAATCCAATGCTAGAAATAGCAGGAATATCAAAAGACCTTGTAAAATCTATGCAAGGTGCATCAGGAGGCGCACAATATTTATTTAAAAATGTTAAGACTTCTTATTGGGAAGAGGTTGTAGATTTATCACACGATTTGTTTATAAAGATGCAAGTAATTAGCAATGAAAAACAGCAGCGTGATCCTGACTATTTTCCATTACAAATATGGACCTGTGAAATGTGGGCTTTGTTGTGGGTGGCTTGGAAAAAAGGTCAGATGACAGCAGTATCAGATAAACTTAAGTTTAGTTGGGCTACAGACCCTAGAGATTTTTGGTATAAAAACAGTATATTTCACAATGCAGGAGTTACAGCTGACATGAAAGAAATGTTTTTCAAGGGGGAGTATATAGATAAGCTTCCAGATATGAATTTAAATGTATCAAACGAGAAATGCTCTTACATGTACTACAAGCTGTTACAACAAGCTTTGGTTTAAATTAAGTATCTTTGTAAAAATATTTTAGAATGCCATATTACACTGGAACAAAGACTGTTTTGACTTTACGAAAGTACGTTGATGGTCAGGCAACGACTGAAACAAAAGCTAACTCAGCTAGTGATCCAGATTACATTCCGCCTTTTGAGGATACGTCAGCTTGCCCTATAGTGGAGTTTACTACAACTACAACTACAATAGCGCCATCGAGTTCTCTCACTATATGGAGAAGCACAACAGGAGGAGGTCACAATCCACCAACTGGATGGTCAACAGCAGCACTTGCGTGTAGTAGTGCAGCAAATTCAACCACTGTTTATTTTAGTCAAAACGTAACTGGATGGGATGATGTGGCAAGTAATTCATTGATAGTTTATGAAGACGCAGGCGCTAGTGTTCCATATCAAGGGCAAAACACATTTTTTAGGTCAGCACAAACGGCTGGCACAGGAAAAACATTTCAGTTAAGCAATACAGGGGTTATAAGTAGTTATGTTACCTGTCTTACCACGACTACATCCACAACAAGCACAACTACTACCACAACTACGGCAGCTCCTGGACAAGAGTGTTATTATTATCTAATAACAGCTGGTCAGACAGGGGCAGTGACATTTTCATACATACCATGTGGAGATACGCAATCTACAAGTGTAACATTAGCGTACGGACAGTCACAAGCAGTTTGTGCTAAAGTCAACACTGTAACTATGAGTCCAAACACAGGTACTATAGTAGCATCTTCATTGTGCTCTTAAAATAAATATTTATGCCAAGCAATACATTAACATATGACGAAAAGGTAAGAGGATGGACATCTTTCCATTCTTACATACCTGACTATATGATCAACTTAAATAACGTATTTTACACTTTTAAGGACGGTCAGCTATACAAACACAACAAAAGTACTGGTAATCGTAACACTTTTTACGGTACATCTTACAATACAGAGGTAGAAGTGATGTCAAATGCGGCTCCTTCTGATGTTAAGATATTTAAAACAATAGAGATTGAGGGTAATAGTTCTGGGTGGGATGTTTCAATAGCCACTAATTTAGATCAAGGTCATATTGATAACACGTCTTTTGCAAAGACAGAGGATCATATTGCTGGCTCAACAGTCGTGCCAAACACCTATGATGAAGGCATATATTCAGCGCACATTAGAAGAAATGCTTCCGATATAGTAAACACAGAATTATTATCGGTTCAAGGAATAGGAAATATAACAAGTTTATCGGGATTAGCATATACCTTTACAACGGTTCCAGGAGCAGTAGCAATAGGAGATGTGATATATAGAGCAGTAGGTGGTGCTTACAACAGAATAGGCGCAATAACGGACAACAATGGAACTGTAGTTACAGTAGGAACAGCGGATATAACGCCAAGCGCAGGAGATTTTATATTCGCAGCAAAAAGCCCAATTGCTGAGTCATATGGACTCAAAGGATATTACGCAAGTATAAGGCTTGTGAGTAGCAGCACAAATCCTGTTGAGCTTTATGCTGTAAATAGTGAGGTAAGTAAAAGCTTCTCTTAATATTCGTATATTTGCATAAATGATTTTAGTAAAAAAAATAAAAAGATTTATATTAACAGTAAAAGAAAAATTTTTACCAAAAAAATCATTTAATAAAAAGATATCAGATGTATTAAAAACCGCATATTCTAAAGAGAGCAGCGATAATTTAATACACAATAAAGGAAAAATAATAAGAGAAGGTAAAGATTTATTTAAAATAGAGCATGACTTTACAGATGGTCTTTATTTAAGAAGATTGATATTAAAGAAAAACACCACAATTGTAAGTGGGATACATAGAAGAGATCATGTTTGGTTTTTATTGGTTGGAAGTATAACGGTGTCTTCAAAAGATGGAGTAGAAAACTATCAAGCACCGTATATAGGATTTTCTAAATCTGGAACACAAAGAGCTATTTATGCAAGTGATTACTCTGTGTTTCAAAACGTGTTTCAAAATCCACTTGGCTTAAGTGATTTAGACGAGTTAGAGGATTTTAATTACATAATGGACATAAAAAAATAAATATATGGCAGGAGTTATATTGGCTGCATCGCTTGCTGGAGCAGCAGCAATCACGAAAGGGATAATGGGTATTACCCAAACGGCAAAAGCAAACAAGGCTTTAGACAAATTCAAAAGACAAGAATTAAGAAATGTAACAGAAGGCATGAGGGTATCTACTCTTGAGGCTCAATTTAATACTCAAGAAGCTCAAAGACGCTATGATACTGCTGTAGACGCTTTAAGGTCTGGAGGAGTTCGTGGTATTGTCGGTGGGCTAGGTCGGCAAGAAATGTTAGCTCAAAATGTTCAACAAAGAGCTTCGGCTGGATTAGATCAACAACAAGTAATGATTGATCGTATGAGAGCACAAGATGAGGCTCGTATTAGGGGTATGCAAGAACAAAGAGATTCTTTTGATCAACAAGTTCTTTTAGGTCAAAAAGCTGCTGGTAGACAAGCTACGATGTCAGCTGTAGGAGATCTTGCATCTGCTGGTGCCTTTTTTGCTATGAATTATGAAGGTGGTGGGATAGATTTCAGCAAAAATGCCACACGATCTTTTATGCCCCCTCCCCCTACAAACTCAACAAATTTTTTCGGAGGAGGAGCAGGCTCTAGATTTTATGGTCCCGCCATAACTCCACCGCCTCCAGCGGAAGACTTTAGCCGTTTTACGAGAGCAGGTGATCAGATGAATCAACCAGAATATTTCGATCTTTCAAATCAACAATACCCATAAGGACATGGCATACGAAGGAGGTTTTCAAATAGGAAAAGAAATAGGGGCAATCAACATCCCTAGCATGGATAAAGAGTTAATGTTTTATACTCAGCTTAATGCGTCAAAATTAGCAGCTGAAAAAAAAGCAGAAGCTGATAAGCAAAAGAACATTAATAAAATTATTGAAGAGCAAAGAAAGGAAAATGCTGAATGGGTTTATGAAGATAAAATAGATGATGTCGGATTGGAGCAAGCTGATCAAGCTGCCGCTAAATTACAGCAACAGATTAAAAATGGATATGAAAGAGATACATATCTATATTCTGTTGGAGCTTTAAGTCAAACAGATTACACTAGAAACAATACAAAAAGGAAAGCTTCTGTAAAGGAAATACAATCTTTATATTCACAAGCAAACACTTTTATTAAAGAAAAAAATGATCTTGTCGCTAGTGGAAACGACAACTATGTTAATGATCTTAAGGCTGAGGTTATGGGAGACCTTATGAAACATGCTGCTTTTAAAAATAATACTGATGGCAGAACTGAAGTGTCAACTATTAACACAAGAGGACAGCGCACAAACCTGTTTTCTTCAACATTAAAAGATGTAAGCACAGCTGAAAAGGGGCTAAAACCAGACGATATTGTAAATAAGTTGGTTACAGAAGCTGGATTTATAAAGTACGATTCTGTTTCTGGAAAATATAGATATACGGATTATGCCACTGGTAAAATGTCTGGTTCTAACAAAGAAAGAACAGGTAGACTTCTAGATGCCGCATTTGAAGGATATACAGATACTCAGTATATAGATTTAGCTAATAGATTAGGTCTAGTTAGCGATGATAAAGAAGAAGCTGAAAAAGAAGGATTGATTCATGTAGATGCTACTAATTTTCTTAGAAAATCACCTGAAGAAATCCAAGAGATAAAAAAAAGAGCTAAAGATGGAGTTTCACAATATTTCACTGACAGGCTTGAGTTGAAACAAGATAGAGGAATGGCTCCAAAACCAACGGGAACTGGAACTCCTAAGTATAGAAATAGAGGAGATGGATTCTTTATCGTTAATCAAAAAACACCACTTCAATTTAAAGATATGGAAGGTGTATTTGATGTGGATATGGATACAAACAATATGGTAGGAGACGCTATGTCATACGAAAAAGGATTTATAGAGGCGGTTAAATTTCATCCTAAAGATAAAGACAAGAAGTTAACAGATAAAAGAATGTATGCTGAAATAATTGTTCCAGATGATACAGGACAAAAGGGGTCATTAGTATTTAAAGAAGATGAAAATGGTAATCAAGTTCTAACTTTGGGTGGCTCTGAGGTTGCATTTACAAGAAAAAGAGTTCTTCTTGATCCTAAAGACCCGAAACAAGCAAGTCAAATATTAAATGTTTCTTCATATTTAGGTATACAAAAGAAAGAACTGCCAAAACCATATCAATTTTAAGCAATGAATTTAGATACAGCTCAAAATAAAAATCCAGAAAAAATTCTTAAATCATTGCACGAACAAGCTTTGAAATATTTTCAAATGCCCGAGTTTGATACCTTTAAGGAGCACATGCAAAATGATCAAGATAAGCTTTTAAGTTTTTCTAGAGCTATGGGGGGTTATTATACCATGCCTAATCTTGACCAACTAAAAGCTGATATAGGCTTCATTGAAAAAAAAAAAGAAGACGACACTTCTGGGGAAGATTTACAGCTTCCTTCATATCAGACCTTAACAGACTATATAACAGAATCTGTAGACGGTAAAACTCCAAAATTTGGTCCAGAGAGTATCACATATAAAATACCTAAATGGGCTAAAAGCACTAGATTAAAAGAGCTAGAGGAGAAACAATTTTCTCCAGAGCAAGTTCAAACGATCAAAGACACTTATTACGATTTAGATACTCCAAAAAAACTAGATTCTATCTCAAGGCTTATAGACCAAGACTTTGCTATACTAGACGATGGAATTAAAAACGCAAACCAAATTAATTCTTACTTACAGGACGAGGAGAAAAGGATAGAGCAGCAGATTGAATTATTAGGAGACCAGCCTTATCCTGAAAAATTGAATAGACAAATTGAAGAATACAACAAAATTATAGAAGAAAACAAAGCTGCTGATAATAAAATGAAGCAGTTTAAGGACCAACTTGAAGCTAAAGTATTCTCAATAGAAGCAGCCACAGCAAACATTCTTAGTGAAAAATCTAAAGAAGGCTCCCCTTTAGGAGCTATGTATAATTCTTTTATGAAGGGAGTTGGGTCAGAGACATCGGGAGCTGTTGATTTGATGATAGACGGTATGACTTATTTCAGTCCAAGAAATGGACTAAGCCCAAAGGAGTATGATAGGTTAAAATCTGAAGGCAAGTCGGAAGATGAAATATTAGATTATGCTAGAAAATACTCTAAAAAACAATTACTTCCAGAGATTAGAAAAGGTGCTTTAGAATTGGCTGGTGTTTCAAGCACTACTCAAGAGTACATGAATAAGTGGGAAGAAACATTTTTTGGCGGTGCATTTAGCGGATTAGCTCAAAGTATTCCTGCATTAATAGGAAATAAGTATACAAGAATATTAAACTTTGGGTTACAAGCTTCAGATGCAGTATCAAAAGAAATGGAGAACAATCCAGAGTTTGATGGGATAAGTGAAACAGAAAAATATGCTGTAAAACTTCCTATAGCTGTCATAAATGGAGTATTAGAAAATTATGGATTTAGAAATATTGTAAACGGAAGCAGTTTAACGAAGACTGTTTTATCAAATATTCTTAAAACTAAAAGTAAAAAGATTACAGCTAAAACCTTTACGGAACTTGCTGATCGTGAAATAAAAAGCCTCCTAGCAAAGGGAGCTATAAGAATAGGAACAGGTGGTCTTGCTGAATTTGAGACGGGCGCTCTACAAGAAATATCAGATGTTACTGTTAAATCATTATATAATGGCGTTAAAGACAAAAAAATGTTTGAAACGCCAGGATCATTAACGGATTTTGCAAGTCAAGTGCTGAGATCTGGTGCTCAAGAAGCTATAGGTGGGTTTGTTATGGCTACAGTACCAGCCGCCTTAAATGGAATAAGAGAAAGAAAAGGATACAAGCTAGAACAAAAATTATTTGATATTATAGATGATTATGTTCAAAACCCCGAGATGATAATATATCATGAGATGCAGCAGAGAATAGCTCTTAAAAAAGGAGCTATAACAAAAGAAGAATATGATAAAAATAAAAAGAATTTAGATTATTTTAAAAGCATCTCAAGTAAAATACCAAAAAACATATCACCAGAAAGCAGAAAAGAAGCTTTTGATCTCTTGAGAGAAAGAGAATCATTGAATGAACAAAAAAAAGGTGTTGATGAATCGATGACAGCTTCTTTTGAAGAAAGAGTAACAGAAATAAATAACAGGCTTACTGAGATATCAAAGACTGCTAAAACAGAAACACAACAAGAGCAACAGCCTGAAAGAAAAAAGAAAGCTCCTGGAAGGAAAAGATCTTACAAAAAAGGTGTGCCTCCATATGAAGTAGATAGAGGACCTATTTTGACAAGTGGAATATCAGTAGAGAGGGGAAATGAGATATCTGATCTTTTGAATAGATCCGAAAATGCAGAGACAGCCTTGCAAGATGTGGGTGAAGGCACAAAAGTTTTTATTTATGAGACTCAAGAAGATATGGTGTCTTCGGTCCCAGAGGCAGATACTGACACCAAAGCAATATATGTAAACAAAGACAACACAATTCATATAGCGCTGGATGTTGCTACAAACGATGATG